TCTTTTTTCTCTATATGAAACAAAAATAACCCCTAAAACCGTTGGTACTTCCAGTATATTTTCGTATATTTAAGTATAAAAATAAAGGTTATGATACATCAACACGGTAGATTCAACAGACATTCCCTCTTTACTTCCTTAGATAACAAGCTTGTATTGGATGTAATCCTACAGGTTCCGGCATCTAATAAGGCCTTACTCAATATGTTGTATGGTTTATTTGACGGGTATTGGTATTATGGAGTGGGGTCGGCTATAGAGACAATCAAGGAGGTACCGGTAGAGTTAAAGCAATCATTTAAGAAACTAATCCAGAGAGTTGAATCAGCACTATGAAAGAACATCTTAAACTTGTAGTAGCAGATATGAGAGAGGAGCTACTAGACTATCTACCCAAAAGGATAGTGGAGAGGATAGAACCAGATGATGTAATTAAGATGCATGATCATAAGGTGGGTAATGATCTTATTAAACCAGCCTACAAAATAGATACCAATACATATATTGACTTGATGTGTCATTATGATACCCTATCAAAAATAATCTATAGATAGATTTGTACATATGGCCGTCCGCCTTATGGTAGTCTGATATCACCCTTATATAACACTGACGGTATAGTTCCCTAACGGGTGGTACACTATAACGCTTCGGCTAAACTCGGTAATCTATAGCTGCTAGATTTCAAGGTATAGTAATATATATTTATATATTGAATATAAATTTAACAAGATACCCTAACAGAATCAAGAATCCTAATATAATAGGTAGTAGTATGAATATAGGGAATAGATAAACTCTAAAGAATCTCTTTAACATAACTCACATTCAGGTACATATAACACCCACAGTATAATTAATAGTATAACAAACAGTACATATAGCCATCTTTGCCATTTAGGTCTTTTAGCTATATTAGCCTTTAGCTTTTCTCCTCTCTCTTTAACCTTCATCTTTTTAGATAGCCATTCTTCATATCTACCCACTAGATCGAATGGTGGCATCTTAAGGAGTACTACAAAGATAACAAGCCATATCTCAGACTCTCCAGCAAAAGCTAGATATAATGAAGGTATCATAACATACCAACCTAAATTCTTTTTTAAATGATCAATCATATGATGTATATATAACAATAAACACTGAAGCATATATAGGCACCTATTATAATGATGCTACTGATATGAACTCTTTGCCCAAACATTGATATTTGAGTTTCATCCATATGATGCTTAAACCAAGATAGAAATCTAATAAGTATATACATGCTATATATAATTATCAGCTCTTGCCTTTATTATAATATAAGAACTTTTTTGTTAATATCCTACTAAATACGGGGAAAAAATTTTGGCAAATTTTCCTTATATAGGGATTACCTATTTATTAACAATGCAGCCATTAGACCCACATACCTTATTTTCTATCTTCGAACAAGGAGATGAAGCGGTGTATAAAGAGCATGGAGTAGAAGCTGCTCTAGATAACCCGTATGTACTTATGGGTATGGTACTCAGAGGTATGGAGAATTACCATATTATGGATGCAATGTACAAAAAGCAGTATCCTAAAGAGTATGAAAAGGTTAAAAATATGGTTCAGTATAAATACTTCAATAAGCTTTATTCATATCTCACAAGAATAAATAACCTAACTGTTGAATCTATATACAGGATTGGAGAGTCTTTTGATAAGGGCAGTGTATTTTTAGGTTTAGATAACTTAAGAAAATTTTTTGAAGGTATAGAGGAGTATGAGAAATGCTTTATTATTAAGAAGTTTCAAGATCTACTACTAGAAGCACCCGAATTTCCCGAAAAAAAACTACTTATATAGTTGGTAGTCTGCCGGAAAGTTCGTATATTTAAGTATAAATAAAAGTAAAAAAGGTTATGGTAAATTTAAATTCATCCTCTATTAAGGGGATTACTTCAAGTAAAATTGCAAAAAAGGAAAATAATGATTGTTTCGTTAGAGCATTAGCTGCGGCGACAGAACAGGATTATGATACTACTCATGAAGTAGTTAGAACTAAGTTCAAAAGAGAGTCTAAGAAAGGTGTTGATAATACTAATATAGTATCTAGAATGCTTATAGCAGAGGATAAAGGCCTTAAAGTAGGTAGTATTAAATATTCAGTTAACATATTAGGTACTGATAGGATAACTAATACATATAAGTTACATGGTGAGTATATTAAGAGAAAGAAGACTGTTAAATCTTTCATTAAGGATAACCCAAAGGGTAACTATATAGTGACTGTAAGTAAACATGCTTTTGCTCTTATAGATGGAAAGCTGGTAGATAATAAAGGTGAAGAGTTTAGACCTACTCGTAAGGTAGATGGTGCCTATAAAATAGTAAAGCCTAACTTATATGGAAAACAATTACAATTATGGGGTTAAAAAGAATAACTGAAGAATATGCTCAAGGTCTAATCAAAGTCGATGACGACCTAACTGATGCACCTGCTGTATATTTCACAATAACACCTTCTACTGATCCTCAGATGAACGCTGAAGGCTATGAAGATGTGACTTATTACACTAATAGACCTAAGAAGATCCAGATACCGAAAGGGATGGTTGGAAGTCAATGGGTATATGTACTAACAAATCCTACTATGCCTGGTCTATGTAAGATTGGCTTTACTAAGAATAAACCGTCTGAAAGGGTTAAACAAATAAACTCCGGTACGGGTGTGGCAATGGACTTCGTCGTTGAATGGGCTTTTCCATGCTTCAATGCACATGATGTAGAAAAGCAAGTACATAAGTATTTAGAGGATAGCGGTTTTAGAGTAAATAAGAATAAAGAGTTCTTTAATGTATCTGTAAATGAAGCTAAAGCTGTCGTAGAAAGAATAGGTGAACCTTATAAAATGAATGATGATGAATAAATCGCTGGGCAACTTGCGCGCGTTTCGCGCGGCGGTCGTGCTGTTATTAATTGTTTTTACACACGCCTGCACCAAAACCCCTCTCACTCCCGATACTTGCCCGGGTGGATGTGATGCTCAAATGATGTTTCCATCGGTTAAGGATCAAAATGGGTACTACCATGTGGAGTTAGATTGGACTAGAGAGTATTTACCTTACTTTCACCTTGATGCAATAGCGTCAAAAGTAGATCCATACTACCACTACAATGGGATAGGAGTAGTTTCGGCAGAGTTTGATAGTAATACTACGTGGGTATTAGGAGATTCTCTAGTTTATTCTAATCCTACCTATAATCCATTCACCGGGAACTACAGTTCAGCGGGGGCTATGATACCAGTTAACGTAAATGAAATAGTTTTAACACAGTTTGCAGGTATAGAATTAAATGTTGTTCAGAGTACCTCGGTATATTTTTCGGATAACGGAGAAAATCTTAAGTCAAAACGTATAGTTGGACCATTTCCTCCTCAAATGATAGGGGATACCGTCACTATTTACATGGAAGTCTTTTGGGATGCGGGTATGAATTCAAAATTACAAAGGTTTTCCGAAAAATTTATTGTAAAATAGTTGATTCTTTGAAGAAAAATCATTATCTTAATTTATATATTAATAAAATATATATAAAAGTATAAATAATAATATATAAGTATATAAATATATATAGTAAATTATAAAATTAATCTAATATGGCATTATCAGCGGAGATTATATCAAAAAATTATCAAAAACATCTTAAGATTATTGATACTTACATTGGAGACCGTAAGGAAAAAGTTCTAGGTATGTTAAAACACCTTGAGGACACTTACGTAATGGCTCCGGCTAGTGGTAGATCTTGGTTTCACAATGCATTCGCAGGTGGTTACGTTGATCATGTCAATAGGGTAGTGGAATATGCGGTAAAACAGTCCAGGTTATATCAAGAAATGGGTGGAACAATAGATTACACCGAAGAAGAACTTGTTTTTGCCGCTCTGTTCCACGATTTAGGTAAGATAGGTGATGGAGACAGGCCTAACTACATACCTCAGACTGATAAATGGCGTCAAGACAAGCTATCAGAGATGTATACCTACAACCCAGACTTAGATTTCATGCTCATACCAGACCGATCACTGTTTATATTACAGAGGTTTGGCATTGAGGTTAACCAAAAAGAGTGGCTAGGCATCAGACTACACGATGGTGTGTTCGATAAAGCTAATGAAGCCTACTTTTTTAGTAATGTTGAGTCATCCAGACAAAAAACATCAATAGTCTCCGTGTTACACGCTGCCGACTTCCTTGCCTCTAAGGTAGAATACGATATGTGGAAGAGAAACGGCGGTTCTTCAACTCCTAAAACGCAAAAAAGCAAGTCAACCACCGGTAGAACGGTGAATTCTTCAAAAGGACTTGCAGATACACTAAAAAACTTATAATGACAGAAATTTTTACGACTTACAACATAATTATTGCAGTTTTAGTTGGTTCCTTGGGAATAATGTTCTATATTCTAAGAAACCTAATGATTAAAGTGGAGAAGTACGAAGATGTAGTACAAGATCAAACCAGATATCTTCAAAACATTTCCGATGCAGTAGGTAAAGGTAAGCAACACCTACAAAATCTCGATGAAAAGGGGGTCTTTCAGAGTGACGACGAAGTTGGTGAATTTTTTAACCAAATGAAATACGTACAAGACGAGCTAAACACATATATGCTCCCCGAAAATTATGGCAAGGAAGAAATCGAAAGCTAACTACTTTACAACCGAGACAGAAGAATACATAGTAAAATATAACACATCAGTAGATAAAGAATACAGAAATAAAATATTTTCTGAACACATTTACTACCCTTTCTACAAGCTAGCAGAGAATATCATACATACCTTTAAGTTTTATTACACAGATGTAGATAAAATAGAGGATTTGAAGCATGAGATCGTATCTATGCTGTATGAAGAAAAGATAATGAAGTTTGATCCTACTAATGGAGCAAAAGCATACTCTTATTTTGGTACGATAGTTAAAAGATGGCTAATAAACTACAACAATAAGAACTATAAGAAATTAAAACAGATAGGATCCTTTGACGATATAGAGGAGAGCTATGATCAAGACCTAGACTTAGACTCACCATCAGGTAGGACTCTAAGTAACTTTATGAACGCCTGGATAGATTCAATCTACATGAAGATAGATGACATGTTTATAAAAGATACTGATATACAAATCGCAGATGCTGTATTAACCCTATTTAGAACAAGACACGATCTGGATATTTTTAAGAAAAAAGCTCTCTACATCTATATAAGAGAAATGACCGACTGCGAAACACCTCAACTTACAAAAGTGATAACGGTCCTTAAAGAAGACTTTAAAGAAAACTATCAAAAACTCTACGACCAAGGTTTACTTTCCCAGAACAACGTCTAAGTCTATTTATAATAAAGAAAATATTATGAGCTTAGATAAAGAAATATTTAAAGGAAAAACATTATCAGATCTCTTCTCAGAAATTCACGATAATTCAACAAGTACTAGAGGGCAAGTAAAAGCCCTTATAGGTGAATTAAAACCTCTAATAGAAAACATTGGAGACGCTACTCTTATCGTTCCTATGATTAAAGAATATATGGAGATAGGTGTAAAGAATGACGAACATTTGATTAAGTTAGCGACGGTAATTCAACGTATAGAAACAGCAGCATCAAAAGGAGAAGGAGATGGAATGTTTGACCTATCAGAACTTCAAGATCTATTAGAAGAGCAAGAAGAATTAGAAGAAAATATAGAAGAGGTAGAGAATAAGGAAGAAACTGAAGATGAGTAATAAGAAAAATCCTCAAGCAGGCAACAGTTCTACCGATTCTACTAATAATATTAATCAAGAGACTTTTCTACAAGCTAGAGTTAAAGATATAATTTTAGATACTAGCCATGAAGAGGCTGAAAAATATGGCGGTGAGAATGCTATCGGTGTAATTAAGTACGAGGTAGTTGGAAGAAATTATAACTACGACGATACTAAACAGCTACCTGCTGCATTTCCTCTCAACAATACTATAAGAGTTTTTCCTCTGCTAAACGAATTAGTACTAATACAATCAGCACCAACAAAAGAAATAAAAGAAGAGAGTTCTAAAAGGATTGCAGAAAAACAGTACTATACTCAAATAGTAGGACTGTGGAATGCTCCTAATCATAATGCTTCACCGTCTAAAGATGACGATACTTTAGATTTAGGTGAAAATGTAGAAGAGTTAAAAGATATAAACCCGATGCAACCTTTTCCTGGTGATATACTAGTTGAAGGAAGACAAGGACAGTCGATTAGAATGTCTGGGTATAAATCTGATAAGGGCATATTAACAGATGATTCAAATAATGGATTACCTCTAACAATTTTATCCAACGGTCAAGAAGATGTAGGAGACGGATTACAGCATATTATAGAAAACGTCAATGAAGATTATTCTTCTATCTATATGACATCTGATCATAGAGTTCCATTAGAACAAGTTAGAGATAAGTATGAAGCTTTAGTAAACGCACCTGTAAGATCAGATCAATATAAAGGTACTCAAGTAGTAGTAAATGCAGGTAGATTGTTTTTTAACGCAAAAGAAGAAGATATAAATATGTCAACAGAAAACATATTTAGTGTTACTGCTAAAGAAGCAGGTATAGACGCAGAAACTTCTGTAGGATTAGATGCAGAAAAAGTATATTTAGGAGGTAGAGCAAAGAAAGAACTACAGCCCGTAATACTCGGAGACTCTCTAGAAGGATGGTTAAACCAACTATTAGAAGAATTAAAAAGAGTAGCAAAGGCTATGCAAAAAGCTAAAACTGTAGATATGAAACCTATACCAAAACTAAACGTAGAAGGATTTGTATTAGAATCAGTAACAGATAGCCTTATGTCGCAGATTAACCCTGGAGGTAAATCTATATTGAAATCAAGAAAAGTATTTACTGAATAATGCCACACGCTTTATTAAAAGATTTTAAAAGTAACTTAGTAACTTTCGTAGCATCACAAATGGGACGAATAGAAGCTGCTATTTACAGATACGCCAACGATAAGCTAAACGCTATAATAAACGAACTACTTAGAAAGTGTCCACCACCAGAGACTTTAAATAGAATTATAAAGCAAAAACAATCTATTGAAACTCTTGCTAACAGCTTTGACCAAAAGATACAGAAGTTTAATACAATACCTCAAACTTTAGAACCAGCTATAGGAGCAGGTAAAGTTATAGTAGAGATACTATCCCACTTACCGCTACCGTCAACTATAGGTATACCGCCTCCTTATGGGGGAGTTATAGTATCTGTACCGGTTGGGGTAATACAGGCCCAATCTAACCTACTTGTATTTACAAGAAAGATGGTAGAGGTACTTGAAGATGATGTAGTCTCAATTAATGATGTACTATCTTCAACACAGGGTATATTTGACCCTTTAATAGACAGACTTAAACAATTAGACAGGTTAGTAGACCACTGTGTAAATAACCCAGACGCACCAGACGATCAAAGAGCCAGGGTAATAGATCCAAGACTATTAGACCCTAACGATTTATCTAATAGAAATTTATTTGCCGGTAGCTTCAGAAGAAAACTTAACGACGGTGAAGAGCATACAACTACTCTGGAACAAGATGTGAACGAAGCATTTTTCGGAGCAGGAAACAATACCGGTGCAGGTAGTAGCGGGGGTAGAGATAGAGGACTATGGGGTGTAGGTGTTGACTATTCTGTAGACGATATTATTACATATAAAACTTTAAAGTACAAGTGTAACACTGATCACACATCAACAGCTGACGGTATAGCAGGTCCGCCTGGTATAGGGCAATACTGGGATAGGTTCTTAGGCGACGTAGGCAGTACAGGACTTAGTAACGCAGACAGTACAGGACTTAGTAACGCAGATAGTACAGGACTTAGTGACGTAGATAGTATAGGACTTAGTAAAGAAGATAGAGACAAAGTATACGAAGGAACAGGTTTAGACAATAATACAGGAACTTCAGATGAAACGTACACTAACGCTAGAAATACACAGTACACCATAAGAATTGAAAACGACCCTGACTCACCATCTATAGCCCCAAGGAGAAGAGCTATAGCATTAGATAGAAGAGGAGTAGCAGTTTTAAAAGGGCCGTATTCTTTTTCTAGTTCTGAAGAAATACTAAAAAAAGAATTAAAATTTAGAATAGACAACCAACTTCCATAACCTAACTATTTATATATATGAAACTCGATCAATTAAGAAAAATCATACGAGAAGAAGTAAGAGCTGCGGTCAAGGAGGAGTTACAAGACATCCTTAACGAAGCAGTAAAAGCAGCCAGCACACCAAGTGGTGGTATGAAAGAAGTACCTAAAGGTCAAAAAAAGAAATGGTCTATAGGTAAGAGTGCAACTTTAGATGAAATGCTTACTAATCAAAAACCAAAAGCAACCAACATAAAGTTCTCTAATAATAAGAATATACAGTCAATGTTAGAGATGACAAAACAATCAATGACTGGTGAAGAGTACCAACAGGTAATAGCTGGAAATTCAAGCATGGTTAAAAAACCTAACTTTGCCTCTTCAGCAGCAGCTAGTATGGGAATGACAGGGGCGCAACCAGGAATAGACATATCTCAATTAGATTTTGTAGGTAGAGCTAAAAGTATTTTAGATGCAGCTAATGAAAAAGATAAAGCAAAATTAAGATAAAATGGCATTTAACGTAAAGAGAATAAACCCATTAGATTTACAACCTAGAAAAGCTATAGGCATTGACCTTCCCTTTTCTGGTACCGGTGTATTTAATTCTACGTTTGTTACAAAAGATGCATTAAAAGCTAACCTACTAAACTACTTTTTGACTAATAAAGGAGAGAGATTTTTAAATCCTGGATTTGGCTCTAATATAAGAAAACAGTTATTTGAAAATATAACAGAAGAAGCGTTAGCAGATTTAGAAAATATAGTAGAAGAAGATTTAAGAGTATATTTCCCTAGAGTGGTTCCTACACAAATACAGCTTGCATCAGACCCAGATACTAATGCTATAGTATTCTTTTTAAAGTACGCTATTGCTGATAGTAATATAGAAGATGAAATTTTAATTAACATAGAAGCATAATGGCAGAAAATAGAGACATAAAATATATCAATAAAGACTTTTCTGATTTTAGATCACAGCTTATAGAGCATGCAAAAAATTACTTTCCAGACACTTACAATGACTTTTCTGTAAGTTCACCTGGTATGATGTTTATTGAAATGGCCTCTTATGTAGGAGATGTTCTATCATTTTACCAAGATACACAATTACAAGAAACATTTTTAACACACGCTAAAGATCCAAAAAACTTATTTAACCTAGCGTACTCAATGGGGTATAGGCCGAAAGTAACAGGAGTATCTGAAGTAGAATTAACATTAACTCAACTAATAGGAGTAGATGGAAATTACAACCCAGACTGGACTACTGCAGCAACAGTAGATGCCAATGCAATTTTTAAATCTACAGATTTTTCTCAAACATCTTTCTTTATTGACAAACCGGTAGACTTTACCTACTCTAGCTCTTTTGATCCGACTGAGGTTACAATAAATACTTTAGATATAAGCAATAATCCTTCTCAGTATAAACTAGTAAAAACCGTCAAAGGGTTTTCTGCTGAAATAGCAACAGAAACTTTTACAATCAACACTGTAGAGAAATTTAAAACTATTACAATATCAAATTCAAAAATAGTAGGAATATTAGATATAACAGATGCAGATGGTAACGTATGGTACGAAGTGCCATTTCTAGGACAAGACACTGTATACACCGATAGCACTAATAGTAGTTCTGATTCTAATCTAGCACCGTATGTACTTACTTTAAGAAAAGTGCCTAGAAGGTTCGTAACAAGGTTTTTATCTAACGGAGACTTACAAGTACAGTTCGGAACCGGTACTTTAGACAGTGACGATTCAGAAATACTACCAGATGCAACAAACGTAGGAAGTGCTACAAACCAAGGTATAAGTAGATTAAACCATGCTTATGATCCATCTAACTTTTTATACAGTAAGGCATACGGTATAGCCCCAACATCTAATTTAACAGTAAGATACCTAAAAGGAGGAGGTGTAAGCGCAAATGTACCTGCTAACACTGTAACAAATGTTGTTACTATATCCGGAGCAAACTCTGGTAATGTAACAGTAAATAACTTAAAACCTGCAGAAGGTGGTAGAGATGGGGACACTGTAGATGAATTAAGAGAAAATTCTTTGAGAGCATTTAATGAGCAAGGTAGAGCAGTAACCTTACAGGATTATACAGTAAGAGCCCTAGCACTACCTGCTAAATACGGTAGTGTAGCCAAAGCTTTTGCTACTCAAGACCAATTAGTTAATTCTAATATAGATACAACATCAATAAAAGATAATAATCCTTTATCAGTAGCTCTTTATGTTTTAGCTTATGATAATAACGGTAAGCTTACTAATGCTACCAGTACTATGAAAAACAACTTAAAAACCTATCTTGGAGACTATATAATGTTAACAGACAGCGTAATACTTAAAGATGCTTTTATAGTTAATATTGGAGTAGAGTATGAAATAATTATGAGACCTAATTATGTAAGTAGGGATGTCTTATTGGCTTGTAACATAAAATTACAAAATTACTTTAAAATACAAAAAAGAAGTATAAATCAAACTATTAACCTTTCTGATTTATTTAGAGAGTTAGATAAAGTACCCGGCGTACAGACAGTTCAAAAAGTTGAAGTTATTAATAAAAACGGAGGAGAATACTCACAATACGGATACGACATAAAAGGTGCTACTAGAGATAATGTTATCTACCCATCATATGATCCTTGTATTTTTGAAGTAAAGTACCCTAACGTTGACATAAAAGGAAGAATAACAACATTATAAAATGGCAGTATATAAATTATTTCCCGACAAAGACAATTACATATTCACTGAAGTACCTATAGCAAATGCTGGATACGATGAAATGATAGAGCTAGGAGGCTACCCTGTATTAGAAGTAGGACAAGCATCAAGAATACTATTACATTTTAAAGATACGGAAATTGCTAATGTTATTAACAACAAGATAGGGAACACTAACTTTAGTGCTAGTATAAATTTAAAACTAGCATCAGCATACGAAACACCAGCATCACATTCAGTACATGCCTACCCTATATATGAATACTGGGATGGAGGAGTTGGAAAATATGGAGATGAACCATACGATAAGTCTGGATGTACATGGAGATACGCAGGAGCCCAAAATACAAAATCTTGGACACTTCCACATAATACATTAAGTATGCCTGCAAATATAACAGGCTCTTATAACTCTACTCATTTAGGAGGAGGAAACTGGTACACAGGTTCTAACGGATATAGCTTACATACTTCTCAATCATTTGAGTTAAACGACAATATAGATTTAAATGTAGATGTTACAAACGGTGTACTACTACACTATACAGGATCTATAACAAACAACGGGTTTATTTTAAAATTAGATGACTCTTACGAATTTAACACTACCTCATCTATTAGACATAAGTACTACAGTGCAGACACCAACACAATATACCCCCCTACTTTAGATATTAAATGGGATGATAGTTCATACGTAACAGGCAGTCTTTCTGTATTAGATACTACTAATGCAGTAATAGACTTAACTAATAATAAAGGCAGTTACCCGGATATTGACAAACAAAGATTCAGAATACTAGCTAGACCCAAATACCCTACCAGAACATTTACCACAGGCTCTATTTATAAAACAAATTACGCATTACCTTCTCAATCGTATTGGGGGCTAAGGGATGAATTTACTGAAGAGATGGTAATTAATTTTGATAACGATTTTACAAAAATATCTTGTGATAGTACCGGACCGTACTTTGATCTATATATGGACGGTTTACAACCAGAGAGGTTTTATAGAGTGTTAATTAAGACTCAACTAGACGGTACTACAGCAGTTATAAATAATGATAGTACATTTAAAGTAGTAAGAAATGGCTAATGTACAGATAAAAAAAACAGTCTATAAAAAAGACGATTTTAATAAAGCAGTAGATACTGAGTTTAGCACTTTTACTGAGCCTGTTATTGAAATAGATAACGATACAGTAGAAGAGCTTTTTCGTCTATATAATAAACTATATTTTGAAATACCTGTAGAAGGCGATGTTAATTCACACAGATACATTATTCAAGAAAGCTCTAAGCTAGTTGAATTTACATCTGATCTTGAAGACATACAACCTTTATTAGATGAAATAGCTCAACTAAGAGAGCAATTGTTATTAACAAACCAGCAGTTAATTGAAGTACAAACTGAGTCTATAGAAAATGCCGCAAATTAACTATAATATACATCCTGTTGATCCAATAGGTCTAGATAGAATATCTTCAGAAGATTCTTCTGTTATAGAGCAATTTAGTATTAACAATCTGATTAAACTCCAAGAGAACAAAATAGAGTTACACATTTACTCTACAGATAAAGTACTCCTTGACTCTATATACAACTATACAGCTACAACAAACTTACAGGTATCATCTAAAGCTGCATCTAATGGCTCATCAGAAGTAATTGTAGATCCAGTGCAAGATGCTTTGAAAAACAGTTATTCTAATGGAGGCATAATACTTGCATATAACTTCACCGATGATCTGTATAGCGACTCCGGATTACCGGTAGAGTTCTACATAAACGAAATATCACCAGATAGAACTGAACTGAGACTACTAACAACAAAAATAAATAATGGAAGTATTGTTGAATATACTTCTAAAGTACAAAACAGTTTAAACGCTCAAGACTATTATAATGACTTTAAATTAAATTTTAAAGATAATAAGTTAATTACCGGTGTAAATATCAAAACTCAAGACTTTAAAGAGTTTAAAACTGTAGTAGTAAAGCTATACGAACCTTTACCCCCGCAGTATAGCGTCAAAGACTTTCTTACTATAGAGCAAACTATTTCTGATAGCGTAGCATATGAAATACAGACTTTAATAACAGCAGATGATCTTAACGTTCCTAGACTTAAAGGACCTAATTTTGAAAGCAATTATGAAAGTAACCTTAATAACACACCCTCAGAATACTTTAACTACAATGAACTTTTTGGATTTGGTAATACAAATTCATATAGAGAGCTAAAATCAAACGTTTCTGAATTAAGTGCAAACCTAAGTATAGATTATAACACATTCTCAGACTTTGTACATTATAGTTCAATAGAAGAGAGATTGAAAAACTTTCAAAAAAAACTTAACCTTATTACAGTCTATCAGAATTCAATAGATAAATTTGAAAGCGGTTCAAATGTAGAAGGAGGAATATCAGGCAGTAGAGAACAGTACAAAGTACTAGTAGATAAAATTATAGATAACTTTGATCATTACGATAGACACCTTTTTTATGAAAGCGGATCTACATCATGGCCAAAACAGAATAGTGTAAGACCGTACTTAAATGCAACAGGGTCAGTTACTAGTTCTTGGTATGACAATAAAATAATTTCAGCTTCGAGTTATGATAGTGCTAACGTTAATCAATTATATGACACTGTGCCTAGTTATATAGCAGATGATTCCAATAATGATCCTTTTAGGTTATTTGTACATCTAATAGGACAGCAGTTTGATAATCTATGGATTTACTCTAAAGCAGTAACTGATAAGTACAATGCTGATAACAGGCTAGACAAAGGTATTTCAAAAGATTTAGTTCAGAACGTATTAGCTAACTTCGGAGTAAAGTTATATACTAACACCAGATCTACAAACGACTTATTTAGAATATTTACAGGAGAGTTATTTAATACAGGGAGTGAAAATATTTCAACAGCTATAAGTGCTAGTAATAATTCAACCCCGGAACTACAGTATACTCAAGAAGTCTATAAGAGGATATACCATAACTTACCTATGCTACTGAAAAGCAAAGGTACTGAAAAAAGCTTAAGAACGTTAGTAAACTGTTTTGGAGTTCCAAGCCTTAACAGTATACAATCAGGATCTAATCTTGTTATTAGAACAGGAGCAGCAAACAACTCACTAAACAGTGTTAATATAGGGACTTTGACAACTACTACTTCTTCTCTAGGAAGTATTAGAATTGATGATACAGGCAGTTATGTACAAGGTAACACACTATCAAAATATGTCTCTATAAACAAAAGAAATAATAAATACACACACGACCATAATAATGTAGAAGTAGGATATTCACCTACAGATGTGTTAAATAAAAAAATAATAGAACACTTAAATGGCTTATAATTTAGATCAATACATAGGGGACCCTGGGTATGCCCATTCAAGTAGCTATGCTGAACTAGTTTCCTCGTCGGAAGCTATCTTGGGTATTATACTTACTGGTTCTAATGATCTACAAGACTTCACAAGAATAATGAAGTTTTACGATAATGTACTGTATAAAAGTGTTCAAGATTTTGTACCTGCCAGAACTAATATGAGTTCAGGTATAATTATCAAGCCCCACCTTTTAGAAAGAAATAAGACAACACAGGTATCTATAAAAAGTAGCGAATATGATAACATATCAGGATCGTTAGTGTTGACTGATACAACAAATTATAGTGCTGTAAAACAGCAATTTGTAGGAGATATAACTATTACAGGATCTATTGATAGCGGTAGTAGATCAGGAAGCGATGGAGGAACTTTTGGCTCTTCTACAAACTATTCAACAGCGTATAGTGAATCTGTTATTACACCAGACGGGCTTGCAACGTATACATATCACAATCAAGAAGAACCTAAATACGATGGAGAGTTTTCTGGTAGTGAAATGAAACTGTCAAGTGGTGAATTAAACGTATCTAATGCTTTTAAATATGATGAAACAGGGAACACATTATATAACTACTTATTAATAGAGCAATCATTCTTTTGTCATTTTGCAATTAGCGCATCAAACGAATCAGTACCTACACCAGCACCTACTACAGCACCAACTCCATCGCCAACTCCTGCACCAGTAACTACACCTGCACCTACACCAAGTCCAACCGATGCACCAACTCCTTCACCTACAGATGCACCTACACCAAGTCCAACTGATGCACCTACACCAAGTCCAACTGATGCACCAACAACTCCTGCACCAACTGATGCACCAACTCCTTCACCTACAGATGCACCAACTCCTGCACCATCAGGAGCACCTACCCCATCACCAACTGATGCACCAACTCCTGCACCAACAACTCCTGCACCATCAGAAGCACCAACTCCTGCACCATCAGGAGCACCAACTCCTGCACCAACTCCTGCACCATCAGGAGCACCAACTCCTGCACCATCAGCAGCACCAACTCCTGCACCATCAGGAGCACCAACTCCTGCACCAACTCCTGCACCATCAGGAGCACCAACTCCTGCACCAACTCCTGCACCAACAACTCCTGCACCTACGCATACCTGTAACTGTTACTTAATAACTAATGAAGGAGCAGATCCTACAGGAACGTATAGTTACGTAAGATGTTCGGACGGAGCAACAATATCACCGGTTTCTATAGCGTTCGGGGATGCAGATAGAGTATGTGCTAGAGCGTTACCAGTAGATCTAGCATCTGGATTAACAATTTCTTCACTAGGTTCAAGTTGTACTGATAATGATGATTGTACATTAGCAACTCCTGCACCTACAACTTCACCTACACCAAGTCCAACTCCTGCACCAGTAGCTACTCAACCGCCAACTCCTGCACCATTAACTACTAGTGCACCAACAACTCCTGCACCTACAGATGCACCTACACCATCACCGGTATCTTTTGACTATGCAAGATATCTAGATTGTGATGATCCAAGCAACTTGTTAGATGTTTACGGTACTGTTGGTACTACATTCCCTAACGTGTTAAAATCCGGAGCAGTATGTTTCACGTATGATAGTGCTGCCGGCTCAGGTGTAGATGGACTTTATACTTCATTTACTTCATACACTAGCTGTGAAGATTGTCAAGGTACTCCAGCACCAACACCTTCTCCTACACCGGCTCCTGCTGCACCAACTCCTGCTCCAGCTACTCCTGCACCAAAAATTCCAATATAATTGAAAAACAGTATTTATAAATAATGCCACAAGATATAAAATTTTGCTTTAGCGGTTCACTAGGAATAGATCTTAACTCTGGATCTACGTTTACTGCTGTGCCTCCTTCTGGGTCTGCTACTTTCACAAGCAACGGACTACCGGCTACAGGGATTACTAGCTCTTCTTTGGCAAACTGTGTAAATCTTACTTTCGATAATGATAATATTACAACTACAAGGTTTATAGTTGAAAATGGCGAATGTTCTGGTTCATCTGTAAATGCAAACTGGATCTTAATAGTACCTACTCCTGCACCTACTCCAGCACCAACACCTAGTCCAACTCCTTCACCTACTCCAGCACCAACACCTAGTCCGACAAATGCACCTACACCTAGTCCGACTAGTGCACCAACAACTCCTTCACCTACTTCAGCACCAACACCTTCTCCTACTGATGCACCTACACCTAGTCCAACTGATGCACCAACAACTGCTGCACCTACCCCATCACCGACTGATGCACCAACACCAGCTCCAACAACAGGAACACCAGCACCAGCAACTCCTGCACCTACTCCTAGCCCAACTGATGCACCTACCCCATCACCGACTGATGCACCTACTCCTAGTCCAACTGATGCACCTACTCCTAGTCCAACTGATGCACCTACTCCTTCACCTACAGAAGCACCAACAACTCCTGCACCTACTCCTAGTCCGACACTATCGCCAACACCGAGTCCAACACCTGCTCCGGTAACACCGTGCCACAGTATAAGCGTATACCAAGATACAACAGCACCTTACGGTTGTTGTGGTTCCCCACAGTATACTGCTAAAGCAGGGTACTTTAATGCTTCTAGCTTAGCTTCGGCTACTAGATACTATACCGGTTTAGGCTGTTCAACATTAATGAGCGGAACAAAATATGTAACTGCTGAGTTTGATACATCAGTGTTCTACACATTTATAAACGGTGTGAAACAGGGAGGTGCAAGTACTTGTACAGCAGTAATAACAAGTGAATGTGAATAATAAAATATGAGACTAGCAGATTTTCCAAATTTTAACCCAGGTGATAGAGCACTATCACTAATATACTACAGTACAGGTAGCGTGTGGACTGTTAGAGAAGTAAATATAAATGTTACTAGCGGACAAAATTCAAATCTATACACAGTATTACAGAATGTAACTAGTTTTGCATTTACTATTAATAACGTTACTTATGCAACTAGTGTTTTGTCTACAAATCAAAAACCTAATTTTTTTAACTACGATATAAGTAATTTTTCTATACCTATAGGTTCAACCGTAACATCAGTAGACTTCTACGACACTACACTGATACCAGGTCCTAACCTTATAGGATTTAATAATAGTGAATTTGACGTACTAATTTCAAACGCTAATGAGAATAGAACTAGTGGGTATATATACGAGGTAGATAGATCATCACAATATATTATACCTAACAACTATAATAATATAATTTCAGAATCAGCAGTATATGCACAAGTACCAGATTCTAATTATACTTCTAAAGGAATTTTAAGAAGCAGGTATGAAGGATCAGAAACAACAGTAGAGGACTACGGTGTTGAACCGTTAATAGCAGGTAAAGTTTTTGACGGTGCTGAATATTTAAATTCTGCATCAAATAATTTTATATGTTCTCAATCATTAGACGATAGAAGTATAGAGGAGTATTTATTCACAATACCTACAGGATCGAGTAATGATAGTGAGACACCTACAGTAAACTCTAAAATATTTGAATTTGAAGGTAACAAAATTTTACCAATACCTGATAAGAAAATTTGGATAAAAGACAATCAACAAATAATAGAAACTAACATAAACGGTATAGTAGTAGGATCTATTACACAATGTACAATATAAAACATTAAATTAATATATTTATATAAAAGAATAAAATTATGGGATATTTAAATAATGCTGTCGTAACAGTCGACGCGATCTTAACAAAGAAAGGAAGAGAGCTCTTGGCAAGAGGAGATGGCTCTTTCAAAATTACTCAATTTGCCCTTTCGGACGATGAAATTGATTATACACTATACAATACATCACATCCATCTGGATCGGCGTTTTACGGCGAGGCTATAGAAAATATGCCTTTGCTAGAAGCTTTTCCTGATGAAAATCAGATAATGAAATATAAGCTTTCAACACTGCCTAGAGGTACATCAAAACTACCTTTATTAGAAGCAGGGTATTCAGCAATTAGATTAAAACAAGGAGCATCTCTTGCAATCACTCCTCAAACGCTGAATTATTTAGGAGCAACTTCAACTTATGAAGCCGGCGGATATACAGCAACTATTGCTGATGTAAGAGTATTGTCTAGCTTTACAGGTGTTGGTGTAAATACTGAAGAAGCAGAAAGGTTAAATAGTACAACTACTATAGGAACTAACGTTTCTAAAACAGTAATCGGTACTTCTGTTAACCTTACCGCTACAACAGTTAATACTTTATTTGGATCCAGAACTCAATTACAGACAACAGTAACGTTGATAGGTAGAGATTCAGGTGCAAGGGTAAACATACCAGTAACTATAATCAAAGTAAATAATTAATCATGTCATTCAAAAGATTAGATCAAGAAGATATAGTGATAAGTGCTGATTCAATTACAGCACCAGCGTGGTCGAATAATAAGACTACTCTTATTTCATTTTTTACATCATCAGCACAAGTTTCAAGAACTAGCGGTGATTATTATTTTAATGTGTACAAAGACAATTTTGCACAAACAGCATCAGCTGATATACAGTTTTCACTTGCGTACGGAAACCTAAACGGTAGTGGTTCAATACCATTTAATCCCGGAGTAACTGGATATGCACCTTCACAGGTAGTATACAAACAATTTAGAAACCTTATTAACGGTACTGAAGAAACTAACTTAAGTTTTGCAGGTACTACTGTTAAATCTGTATATGCTATTTCTGTAGAAAGAGCTAGGTTTAAAGAAAAACTTTTACCAGGCTCTCTACTTTTAACTTTAGCTACTACAGCAGGTACTATGAGCCTGACAGACAACAGTAACTACGTAACTACCGTTACTTACGGAGATTCAGGAAGAGAGTTTGAATTAGTGAGTGCTAGTAGCGGAGGAGTAAGAGTAACTACTAATAACGGATTAGACGGTATTAATGGATATAATGTAGTATCTGGATCATATGGTAAATTTTTACCAGATATTGGAGTTATACTACTAAATGGTGATGCATTAGATCTAGCACCTGTAAGTGGAGGAATAAGCTTAGGTACTTCTACTTCTATCGTATCAAACGGTGTTAATACTACTAAAGCATTTAACGCTATAGATACAGGTAATAACTTTACTTTAAGATCAGAGGAAACAGTATCGTCGAACTATATTTTTGTAAGAGCTAGAAACAGTGAGTTTAACTACTCAACTAACCCTTCTAATATAACAGGTTCAGGTGAATTAAGACACAACGTTATGATTGATACACCTCAAGGGTATATTACCTCTGTAGGACTCTATAACGATAATAACGATCTATTAGGTATTGCAAAATTATCTAGACCGTTACTTAAAGATTTTACAAAAGAAGCATTAATTAGAGTGAAGCTTGATTATTAATGAATGGGAGCTTGGAAAAATTTAAATCAACAAGACGTATACGTTACATCGTATACAGCTAAAAAGAGTTGGAATGTTGCAAGTGGCAGCCTTACCAGACAAGGTATACGTCATTACCAAGCAGTAACAAGCTCTACATCCGAATACTACCCTCAGAATTTAGACCTATTTGGAGGACCAACAAGTAGTTCTTCTGATAGTAAGTACCACAGACGATTAGTATATAACAGTTTAGCACAGCTCTACTTCAGACCCTACACTAGCGGTTCAGGATTACTGGAACAATCAAGTAGTTACTATACGTATTTAGATTCTAGTTTAAACACCGGGTCTAGATCTTTAGGTGATAGAGCTACTGTATATTCAATACCGAGAAATAAATTCGGTACACACATAGAACCAGGGTCTCTAACTATAGGAAAAAAAGTCGTATATGTATCAGCAAGCTATGCAAGCCCAGGTTACATAGCGACGGGTAATAAGCTATTTGACGATGGGGAAGGAATTTTAAGAAAAAACAGCATTTCAGGTTCTGTTGGAGGTACAGTTATTTATCCCCACGGACAGATAATAGTTACCGATCACCATACAAGTATAAACTACGACGATGATACTCTTCAAGAAGTAAACTGGAAATCAAACGTACCTATTTATACATATAACTACACTGTAAGACTGTCAGACAACGAGTTTAACTTTACTCAAAATCCTTCAGCATTAACAGGTAGTGATAATAGTTTGAAAAACAACGTTACTGGTTCAGGTTTTCAACCGTACATTACAACAGTTGGACTATACAACGACAGTAACGAATTAATAGCAGTAGCAAAATTAGGAAAACCATTACCTAAATCTAGAAATACAGAAACAACAATACAAATTAAATTGGATATATAAAATGGGAATAACATTAAGAAATACAAAAGGAGTTGAGTTAAGTTATAACGAGCTAGATACTAACTTTGCAGAGCTATATAATTCAAGCTCAATAAGCGGTACTAGTATAAGTTTATTTTCTTACGGCACAGGAAGCTTTACAGCGGTAACTCATTCAATGACCATAAATACAGGATCGACCTTAACTTTATATTCTGAGTCTGGTTCAACAGGAACAGTAACTGGAACATTTGTTGTATCAGGATCTAGTAATATGACAGGGAACCTCACAGTAGACGGTACTTTAACAGCAACAGAGCTGGTTACAAATATAGTAAGTTCCTCTATTACGCTTACATCAGGTAGTAATATATTCGGTGACGAAGCATCAGATAAACATGAATTTACTGGATCGGTTGAAATTACAGGAAGAACTAAAATAGGTAATAATAACTCTTTAAACCATTCTATAACCGGTTCAACTGGAGTTTCTGGTAGCCTATCTGTTACAGGTAGTATAAATCAGGTAGGAACTTTAAATGTAACAGGAGATTCTACGTTAACAGGTAATACAACTCTTACTAACTCTGGAAGCACATCAGTAACTATCACAGACGGGTATATAATATTAACAGAAGTATCTCAAAGTTTAAATTTTGCAGACGACACTGCAGCAGCAGCCGGAGGAATACCTTTAGGAGGTTTATATAGAAACGGAAACTTTATACAAATTAGAACATCGTAATGTCTAGAAACTACTCTGAATTTTCTGGTTCTTTAATAGTAACTGGGTCAGTTACAGCATCTTTAGGATTCTATGGACTCACTACTACTTTAAGCGGATCATCTCAAGTAGACCATGATGCTACTACAAATTTTGTAGTTAATGAACATATTGACCATTCAGCTGTAAGTATAACAGGTACAGGAGGAGTAACAGGCGGAGGAGATATAACTACAAGTAGGGCCTTAACACTTAATACAAGCGACTCTCAATTTACAGGTGGAGTATTAAATTATATAAATACATTAGGAGTACTATCTGGTTCTAACGCTGACCATGCTACAACTGGTAGTAATATATTTTCAGGTTCTCAAAACATAACAGGATCGCTTATACTAACAGGTAGTGCAGAAATAGACGGACTATTAACCGTATTAGGAACCGGTACATCTCAATTTACAAGCCATTTACAGTCCCACTGTTTAGGTATCGGAACATCTCCATCTGGGGTATCTGGAGAAATTAGAGCAACAGGTGATATAACAGCTTACTACTCTTCAGATGAAAGATTGAAAGCGGATATAAAACCTATATTAAACGCTACGGACAAATTAAAAAAGATACAAGGAGTAGAGTTTAATTGGATACCTAGAGAAGATATACATTCTAACGAAGGACATGATATAGGAGTTATAGCGCAAGAAGTAGAAAAAGTTTTACCAGAATTAGTTATTACTAGAAAAAATGGTTATAAAGCTGTTAAGTATGACAAATTAGTAGCACTACTTATTCAATCTAATAAAGAATTATTAGAAAGAGTAGAAAAATTAGAAAGTAAATAGTTGTACTATTTAATATTTTTTCGTATATTAATAAAAAACTGTTATGATTACTTTAATAGAAAATTTTGTTTCAAAAAAAGACTGTAAGTATATTATAGATCTCATAGATAAAAATCACGTTAGATCACAAGTAGCAGGTACGGACAGAACAAAATCTACAGAATCAGATTTCCGCACTTCTTCTACATGTACTTTTTCTTCTGATGATAAAGTTGTTGAAAAATTAAAAAATAAAATAGCAGCATATTTAGATTTAGATATAGAAAAAGGAGAAGATCTTCAAGGACAGTTGTACGAACCAGGACAGTATTTTAAAGCACATACTGACTACTTTGAAGGAGATTCTTATTACAACCACTGCTTAGCATCAGGAAATAGGACAAATACATTGATGGTATTTTTAAATGACGATATGGAAGGAGGAGCAACTAGTTTTCCTAACTTGGGTAAAACAGTTAAACCTAAGACAGGGATGGCGGTAGTTTGGGACGATATAGAAAACGGGGAATTACAACCAAACTCTTTACACGAAGGAACAGAGGTTTTAAACGGTAAAAAGTATATCATTACTTCCTGGTGGAGAGAGAATAAATGGCAACCAGCAGAAGATACTAGACTTTCAGGTGAGTACTGGCAAAATAAAGATAACAGGTCTAAAAATTTAATTACATATAGATCAAAAGAAGACCTTCCAAAAATAACTGAGTTAGGTTTTAAAGTCACTACTTGTCCACCAACTGCATGGGGTATTATTCAAGACGCATACAGACTACTTAAAAATAGCCCTGTACCTGAACAAGGTGTAGGTAGAGAAATATTAGACGGAGGTGAAATTCCTGCAGAGATGATGTCTTTTGATGGTTTAACTAGTATAAGGGATTTACTTTTACAAGAGCTAAAACCTATTCATCAAGAATTCTGCGGCGGGTTAAATATTGAACCTGCAGCGTTATACGGTATAAGATCGTATAATAAAGATGCTACATTAATAAACCATACAGATAGACTTGAAACACATCACGTATCTAGTATTATTATTGTAGATAAAGATCTTGATTGTGGTTGCAATCAAACAAAAGGAGTACCTAACGACTGGCCGCTTGAATTCCAAGATCATAACGGTGACTGGCACCAAGTTTATGCTGAGATAGGAGAAATTATACTCTACGAATCAGCAACATGTATGCACGGTAGACCTACTCCATTTAAAGGTAATTACTTCAGAAATTTCTACACTCATTATAGATTAGCAGACTACATATACCAACCGGATTAAGTATGGACTATATAGTTGTAAGTACTAGCAAATGCAAGTATCAAGAATGGCAGATTAGGTGTTTATACTGGTCTATGCTTAAGACCAACCAGGAAGGTAAACTTATACTTCTCTTATCTGACGATATTAACCACGCCGGAGAAACTACAGACTTTAATTTTGACCCCTCTATAGAAATACACGAACTACCCGACTGGGCAAAAGAATGGGAAATTAATGAAGGAGAATGGTGGGGTGGAATCCCCAACAAGTATGAAGCTATAAAATGGCTTACAGATAATAGAGAATTTAACCCTGACGATACTCTACTATTTCTAGATCCTGATATGATATTTTTGGAGCCTATAAATTTATTCCCTAATGAAAATCAAATTATAGCTCAAGAATGGATTGATGCTTACAGGGATTCCGAGAGAAAAGCTTTTATGTACCCATTTGCGTTGAAGTTTAGTACCTTAGTAAAGTTTGTTGACACATATAAAGAAAAATGCATCAAGTATAGGAAAGACACAAGAGAATGGATTTCAGAAATGTACGGATTAGATGATGCTGCAGTTGAGCATAATATAGATATAGAGTACATAGAAAATCTAGGTAGATGCACAGCCTGGAATAAAGATGAGTCTAAGAACCTAGCTTCTATTATTCACTACCCTAATCAAATAGATACAATAGAAGGGGATAAAATATTTTTTAAACAAGACTATACTTTTAATCCAAACGAAGTTATAGAATGTTCAAGATCTAGAAATTTATTTGATAATATGCTTCTTTCGAATATAGATCAAGAAAGAACTAATTACAGGTACTATATACAGACAAACTCAGAGCATATTTTTAAATTTTATACCGGTGACGATGGGTATATACTATTTGAAAAATGGCCAGGTGGATTCAATAATATAAGAATGTCTTTTGAATTAGCGGCCTGTATAAGTTATCTTTTAAATAGAACATTAGTGATTCCTACTAAACAGTCCTATTATTTACTAGAAGGAGAATGTAGTTTAGAAGACTTCTTTGATTTTAATGATTTAGGTATTAAATGGTTAGACTACGATGAATTTGCAAAAATAGAAAATAAAGTAGAAAAGTTTAATGAAATAAAAGAAATCTGTCAAGTATTTGATACCCCTACGGATAATTTAGTTTATAATTTTGAACCTTTAGCGCCTCCTCAAAAATTCTTAAAAGGTAGAAAATATATTAATATGTTTGATGAAATTGACAACAGGTATGTCTATTTTGACAAAAACCTATTAGGGAATTTCTACCAGATACTTTATACTAAACAGATAGAGCAGTTAAAAGAGTTAGTGTGTAATCATTTAAGATTTAAAAATATTATTTTTGATATTAGCTGGTTGTTTATAAACGAGTTAGGAGATCAAGAGTATTATTCAATTCATGTAAGAAGAAACGATTTCCAATATAAAGACTTACATATACCATGTGAAACTATTTATGAAAACATAAAAGATCAAGTTCCTAATGGTTCTAAACTATATATAGCTACTGATCATCAAGATAAAGAATTTTTTAAACCGTTAATAGAAAAATATGAGGTACACTTTTACGATGATATAGTTAGTAAATACCCATACGTAGATATACAGAATAATTGGATCCCTATAATTGAAAAACTAATATGTTCTAGAAGTAAAAGCTTTATCGGTACAAAACTTTCTACTTTATCATCTTATGTATATAGATTGAGAGGGTATATGAATGACATTGCAGATACTAGATATTTAATAACCACAGAACCGTATAGTCAAAAAAATGATAAAATGTTTGAAGAAACACAGCAAATATACGGAGGTTGGGGAAGAGAGTTTTTAAATGTATGGAGCGTTGATAAGAGTAGAATTTTTGTATCTATAGCAAGCTATAGTGACTCAGAAATATTCAATACTTTAAAAAGTTTATATAAATATGTGTCTAACCCAAATAGATTAACTGTTTGTGTAAACTTACAAGATACGGAATCTACGTACGAAAAATTAAAACAGCTTAATTATAAAAATCTTAAAATTATATTTACTAAAAAAGAAGATGCATCAGGTGTAGTAGATGCACGAAATAAAATTAAAGATTTAATTAATAATGAACCTTATTTCCTACAGATAGATTCTCATTCTAGATTTAAAAAAAATTGGGATATAATTCTAATAAACCAGTACAACTCTATAGAAGAACCTAAAGTCATACTTACAACGTATCCAAATGAGTACCACGTACCTGATGATGAAGAAAAGTATCTTGAGCTACCTTATAATGCACCGCTTAGAATTAATAAGTTTTTATACCCAGACTCTGAAACCGATAACAGATGTAAAGCTGGTAATTATCCCTCACATAAAGAAATGACACCTTTTAAGACTGAATGGTGTGCTGCTGGATTTTTGTTTACTAGATCATACTGGACAAAAGAGGTTAGACTACCTAATTCTATAAGATTTTCCGGAGAAGAGGATTTCCAAACATTTATAAGCTACTTAAAAGGGTGGAATTTAAGGACATGCTCTGAAGCAGTAGTTTGGCATAACTATAATTATAAGACCTCTGATACGAACACACCTTACAGGGAGCATAATACTAATTTAAATAATACTGATAATTCTGTTAAACTGCTTAATGACGCTATAATGGAAGAAGGACATGAGAGGACTTTGCAAGATTTAGAAGAATATTTTAAAATTAAGCTCAAGCTATGAAGAACACTATATTTGTAGCTATAGCTAGCTATATAGATTACGAGATTAGACACACTATACTAGACTGTATAAACAAAGCTAAACACCCAGATAATTTACTGTTTTCAATTTGCCTACAATATAATGACATAGATAAGACTAATGAACATTGTGTAGATGATTTAGTTAAAAAGTATAACATAGTAGTAGATAAATATTACTATAAAGATTCAAAAGGAGGTTGCTGGGCTAGAAATATAGCACAACAAAATTATAATGGAGAAAAATTTTCACTACAAGTTGACTCTCATTCTAGATTTATAAAAGGATGGGATGAAATAGTTATAAAAGACTATAAAGATTTAAAGGAGGCGGGTGTAGAAAAGCCATTAATATCTTTTTTACCGCCCTGTTACTCAAGAGACGATGAAAAAGGTATAGACTTAAGCTTGGACTACTTAGATGATATATCTAAATTAAATATTCCTATTATAAGTAGTATATCTCACCAATACTGGCCTGTGTACGGAGGTTATAACAATATACAAGACACTAATTTTAGACCTGTAAATATAAAGGTACTATACGGAGGATTTATATTTAGCTCAGGTAAATGGGTTAAGGAAGTAGAACAAGACCCACTACACTATTACACAGGAGAAGAATTTGCTTTAGCTATAAGATCTTATACTCACGGATATGATATTTATACACCTAGTCAAATTATTGCATGGCATAGAGCTCATCCAAAAACACCGGATAAACACTATAATACTAACACAGAAGAAGTTGTACATAAACATTCAAGTGTTGCTATGGAGAGATTAAAAAAGTTAGTATTTGAAGAAGATTTAGGTAGCTACGGTTTAGGCTCGAAACGTACATTAGCAGATTATGAGAATTTTGCTAATATAGATATTAAAAACTGTAAAGTACTTAATGTTTAACATAGCTATATATACAGGTCACAATGCTTCTATAACATTAGCTAAAAATGGTCAAGTTTTAGAAATAGTAGAAATAGAACGTTTTACAAATACTAAAAATGCCGGACTTTTATGGTATATACCTGCTTATGAACCTTTAGAAGTAATTTCAAGAATATTACAGTATTTTAAAATTAAGTATAAAGCCACAAGGTATTTAAATTTAATTGCAAATCAAGATGATATAAGAGCACTTTCTAGATTGTTAGATTCTGAAAAAGGTATCTTAAAATATTTTAGTGCTGAAAAATTAATAGAGGTATTTCACCAAGAAGGACACGCAGCAGGTGCATTTTATCAATCAGATCTGTATGATGCTATTATAATATCGTTTGATGGAGGAGGTAATGATGGCTGTTATAATTACTATAGCTGTAATAGAAAAAATGGACTTAAACTTATTGATAAGAACTACGATTACAATATAGGAGAAAAGTATGCTGAAATAGGACACCATTGTAATTCAATAAGAAAAGATACTTGGTTAAATGCTTATTTAGTGTATGCCGGTAAATTAATGGGGCTAGCCGGGTATGGTGAAGTAGTAGAAGAGTACGTTGATGTACTGCAAGAATACTACAAAGGACACCATATGACTAAACAAACAAGATATGAAAATTATAAATACCTAAAAGATAAACTAAAACTCCCAGACGAACTTTCCGGTGAATTAGAAAAAAATATAGTAAGAACATCCCAACATGTATTTGAGGATATTTTTATGAACACTACTACTCATATTAGAGAAATAGCAAACAATAATCTAATTCTGACTGGTGGTTGTGCATTAAATATACTTAATAACACAGCTGTTAACAACCAAATAAAAACATTTGTACCTCCCAATCCAAATGATTGCGGACTTTCTTTAGGGTTTATGCTACACTATCTACAACCTTCAGAACAGGTAGACGTAACATATAAAGGACCAGAGGTATGGGATAAACAGACATTATCAGAACACCTTTATAATACTAATGCTTCTATAGATACAGATAGACTAATCGAAGATTTATTAAAAGGTAGTATTATAGGAATAGTAAATGAAGGTTCTGAGATAGGTCCTAGAGCTTTAGGTAATAGAAGTATAATATGTTACCCCGGCATTGAAGATATGAAAGGTATATTGAACGAAAAAGTAAAAAATAGAGAGTACTATAGACCTTTTGCTCCGGTAGTTAGATTAGAAGACGTAAATAAGTTTTTTGAATTTAATCAAGAATCAAGATGGATGTCATTTTCTCCTAAAGTTAGACCGGAATATAAAGATAAATTAAAACCTATAACTCATGTAGATGATACTGCTAGAGTGCAGACAGTTACTCAGGGACAAAATGAATACCTTTATGAACTGTTAACGAAGCTAGATGAAAAGACAGGTATTGGAGTACTTTTAAATACATCTTTTAATGTAGCAGGTAAGCCTATATTAAACACATATAGAGATGCTTTTTACCTGTTAGAGAATACTAGGCTCGACGGGTTAGTGTTAGAAAAATATTATATAAAAAAATAAAATGGATATAGGAAATTTAGCTAGGTTTGCACCATCAGGACATAGACGAGCATTACACTCATTAATATTACAGTATATAGTAATGGTAGAAGAACTTAGAAATTACATACCGGATGAGGATGTTCAACCTTATATGGACCTTTCTGGTAAAATTACTGGGTTTCATAGTATAGAAGATAAATATTTTCAAACTAATCCTTGGGATAGGTATTTTATACAGCCCCAACCAGCTCCTAATCTTCTATTTAGAATGGAACTAGTAGGTGCACCATACGACCATAGCCTGCACATATATCAAAAATCAGTTGAAGAATTAAAAATACATTCTAACACGGTTAAAAACTATTTAAAAGTTAGACCGCATATTTTAAAAAAAGTAGAAAATTTTATACAGAAGCATTTTGAAGGTAAAGTAGTAGGTATACATATAAGAGGTACTGATAGTTTTTTTGACAAAGGAAGACCCAATCTACCAATAAGTTATTTTGAAAAACTTATCGAAAACAAACTAACTGACTACGGTAGAGTATTTGTAGCTACTGACAATTTATTTGTAATTAATAGACTTCAAGAAAAATTTAAAAGTAAAATAATTTTTTATTCTAGTACTAGATTAGATATCAGTTTTGAAAAAGTAGCTTTACACGAAACTATCTTTAATGAAGATAATATTGATTACGGTGAGCAAGTTTTAATAGAGTCTATTTTATTATCAAGATGTGATTTACTTATTAGACAACAGTCTAACGTTTCCACATATTCGATACTTCTTAACCCCAACATCGATGTACACCAATTTGATTTACCGTTTTGGGAACCATGGCACTACCATAGTCATAGCCCACAGTCATTAGAAATTAGAAAAAAAAATACTGAAAAACTTTACTATAAACCAAACCTTCAAGTTGACGATATAGGTTATTACCAGAAAGAATATACTAAGCTGCATACCCTACTAACAGAGAAAGAACACTTAGCAATAGGAAAAGACATAAGAGTGTATATTTATAGTAAAGAGCACTTAGATGCTATAAAAGACTATTTCTATAATAAATAAAAAAGTATGTTAGAAAAAATTAAATTAGATTTTGACTACAGTTATTTTCTTCCACCTAATCAGGACTATAACGCACATAAAGGATCGTGTCTCTCGTACCAAAGAGTAGAGCAGAACGATTTATACACAGAATACGGTGATGGGTACTCTTATGATGAAAACAACACTGTTATACAGCAGCTTTGGTATGATCCGGAAGACAAAATATTTGAAGGATGGGAAGATAAATTAAACATGGAGATTAAAACAATATCTACTATTATGCAACCTCCTGGCAACGTAATAACACTACATAGAGATACATTCTTTAAATTTAAAAAATTATACCCGGACGACAAGAGAACAAAAGTTAGATTAAATATGTACCTTGAAGACTGGAAAATAGGTCATATGATTCAGTACCAAGACATTCACGAAAACAATAAATGGAAAACTTCTGTTGATTGGAAAGCAGGGGAAGCTTGGCTATGGGACAGTTCAGTACTACATCTTTCAGCAAATGCTGGTCAAAAAGATAAATTTACAATGCAAGTCTCGGGTTTTTATAGGGATTAAATGTGGTTACATAAAGGAAAAGTTATAGAGAGCATAGAAGAAATGCCTAAAAATACATTTGGTTTTATCTATGAAGTGATTCATAATCCAACCGGTGATAAATACTTAGGTAAAAAAGTACTTCAATTTAATAGAAAGTTACCTCCACTCAAAGGTCAAAAAAGAAAAAGAAAAGTAGTTAAAGAATCTGATTGGAAAACCTATTACGGTTCACATCAAACTATTAAACAGCTTTTAAAAGAAGGTAAACAAGAAGAGTTTTCAAGAGAAATCTTACAGTTTGTACCTACAAAAAAGCTTCTAACATATTTTGAGTGTAAATACCTATTTATAAAAGAGGTACTTGAGCACGGAGAATACATTAATGATAATATATTAGCCAAGTTTTACCGAAAAGATTTTAACTATGAAACTGAGTCAGATAATACTTAAGGAAGAAAAGAACTGCGGATGTGGACAAACACCTTGTATCACATATGGAGTTAATGAAGAAAAAGGAGTATCAAGAGAAATACTTTTAAAATTAGTTAATAACATAGGACCAGATAGATTTGCAGAAATTATTACTGATTTAAAAGATGAAAACCTCCAGGATCAAATTGTAGCAGCATTTAAGATGTATAAAAAAGATGGCTCATCATTTATAAATCCTAACGTATTAAAAGAAAAAAAATAAATTATGATTAAATTAAGAGAAGTAGTAGGATACCCATCACTACAATACCACTTAGACAATGGTCTCTCATTACACGAGCATGTCTACCGTTATAACTCTGAGGCATTTATACAATTATTTGCCGAAGCAAGAGAAGCCGTTAGAAACGGTGATATTGAGTTAAGTGAAGTAGATCAAGAGTTATTAGAGACTACTGATATTGGAGAATATGCTGAATACAATGGTATGAGAGTACCTTTAGATTTACCTATGGTATCTCCTAATTATAATCCTTTATTTGAAATAGGTGCTCTTATCGATCAAATGATCGAAAATGATGACCTAATCGATGAAGCAGCTTCCATAGATGAAATGATTGATTATGAAATGATCAAAGAATTAGTTGAATCTATAGGAGGTAACATAAACATGGACAAACTAAGAAAAGCAGTCAGTCTTCAAAACGAAAGTTTTGACTACAATGGTTTTGAAATGCTAAAAGCATCAGTTGATTATATTCCAGAAGCAGAATATAGAGGAAAAAAAGTCGCACTTAACAAACCTAAAAGAGGTGGAAGTAAAAAATTCTACGTCTATGTTAAATCAAAAAAAGGAAATGTAAAAAAAGTATCATTTGGTGATACTGGTCTTTCAGTTAAGTTTAAACAAAAAGGAGCAAGAGCTTCATTTGCAGCACGTCATAAATGTGCTCAAAAGAAAGATAAAACAAAAGCAGGTTATTGGTCTTGTAATATAGGCCGTTATTGGAAATCACTAGGTGGATCATCAAACTTCTCAGGTTACTGGTAGACCGTATTCTGAAAAACAGGAAAACGGTTATATAATAAGAGAGTTCTTAGAAAATACTCCCTCATTTGAATTCGTATGGCATAGAGATAAAGAAGATAGGTATATAGAACCTATACACGGTACTGATTGGAAATTTCAATTAGATAACGATATACCACGTACATTACAGAAAAACAAACTATTTATACCTAAAGAGACTTATCATAGGTTAATTAAAGGAACAGGTGATTTGACTCTTAAAATTTATAAACTATGACCGAAGGTTTAATCATATCGATAATGCTCTTAGCAAGCATATTCATTATATTTAAAAATATAAAAAAACCTGGATGTCA